GGTGGCACAATGAAAAAGCCAGTTGGGATTAGATTGGAAGAATCTGTTATTAATCGTTTGAAAAAATTGGCAGAAAAAAATAAAAAAAAATTCATTCTACCAAATAATTTCAACTCGATAATAGAACAAGCTCTCATCGAATATCTTCATAAAAGCGAAAAGACCTAAGGCGATATTTTATTTCATTTTAGTATAAAAATACTAATGATGTTCTACTTAATTTTTTGCTTTTTGCGCATGGAAAATAAAATTCTATGCGCAAATGAATTTCACAAAACAGAAATTAGTTGTCAATTCTATTTGGACTCTATCCGAAACTACATGCAATAAAATAATATTTTATAAGGATTCCGGTAATCAATTAACCATTGAATCCAGAGATGTAACGCCACCATATACTTTTACAATTACAGCCGAAGATAATAATAAAACACCCGGTTTATATATCTATCAAACTTTTCTTGATGGCGTATTTGTAGCGCAAGGCACTACCAAACTTTTACCAAATTTAGAAACCTCTGAAGATCCGCGCAGTGAGTGGATGCGTATTTATCAAAACTTAATGAATGCCATTGAATCATTATCATCAAAAAAAGCGGAGAGTGTTACGCTTTATGATGGCACCCAGGTAACATACGCAAACCTTGATGACTTAATGCGCCGGGCAAATTTAGCCGAACAAAAAATGAATGCCGAATTAGGTAAATCATCTTCTAAAATTTATAGGTCAAGATTTTTAGTAAATGAATAAAAAAGAGTAAGAAAAATAAAAAGGTCCAAAATATTTTTAACTGTAATTAAATATGGCTCTGCTTAATAACATATTGAATAAAATTGGCTTAACAACTTTAAGAAATTCCGAAAAGGAAATTATTAAGTATAAAAGCCGTGCCTGGAATGCGGCAAAGAATTTAAGATCAATTTATGGATGGACCACATCTATAAGGGAAATTAATTCTGAAATTAAAAGTGATTTAACTGCTCTCAAAGCACGGGCAAGGGATTTGCGTTTAAATAATCCGGTTGTTGCCGGTTATTGTTTTGATTACCGCGCAAATGTTGTAGGTGCAGAAGGATTCGATCTTCAACCGCTGGTTACTTTATCTAATGGAGAGTTAAACGATTCGGTAAATGAATTTATAAAACAAAAATTTGATGAATGGTGTGATGAAAAATATTGCACTATGTCACAAAGATATTCATTCCTGTTATCTCAGTACCACGTTGCAGATCAGCTTAGTATAGAGGGTGAATTTCTTATCCATCTTATTGATGGTATTCCAAAAGAAGAAAATCCTTTTGGAATATCGCAAGAATTTTTAGATCCAAATGATATTGATGTTGATTTGAATGTTGAAGGTAAAAATGGCGGTGCTATTATTATGGGGATTGAATATGATAAATGGCGCCGAATACAAAATATTTATTTAAGCCGTAAGTCAATTTATGGCGAATTAACCGGCAGTACTGCACGTGCCTCATCAGAACCAATTCCATATAACCGTTTATTATTTGGAATAGATTTACTACATCATAAACAATCCCGCGGAATATCTCCATTAGCTCCGGCAATGATTACCATAATGGGACTGGATATGTGGGAAAATTATTCGCTTGATAATGCAAAGGATGTAGCCGCACGTGTTGGATTTATAACGAAATCTTTAGAAGCTATCCAAACTCAATATAGCGGTTCAAGTTCATCGGAAGAAGATGGCGAAACAGAAAGCATATCGGATCCGGCTTTGGATAGTGGTAAATATGCAGACCGAGATACATTGGGCGGCACGTGGGAAGAATTACCGGCCGGATGGGATATTAAACAACCAGATTCAAAGTTCCCTCATGAACAACATAATCCATTTGTGCGTGGAATGGGCCGTAAAATTGCTATGGCTATTGGCGCAGATTACACAATTCTGTTTGGTGATAGAGAGAACGAAACTTATAGCTCTCAAAGAGCTGCAGAATTAAAGATGCGCCGCATGTGGGCAATTAAACAAACTTTAATGCGTGAACAATATTTAATACGCCTTTATAATCAATGGCTTAAAAGTTCTCTATTAACCGGCGCACTCTCTCCTTTAACATTTGCAAATATAGATCAATATAAAAAGCATTATTGGCAAGGTGTTATCCAGCCGTGGGCAGACATGTACAAAGAAGGACAGGCATTTGAATTAATGAGACAAAATGGATGGCTGGATGATATTGATATTATAACACAATCTGGAAGACGCCCGGACGAAGTATTACGCAATATATCCCGATTTAAGAGGATGAAAGAAAAATACGATTTAACAAATGAGGATTTTAATAATGGAAAAACTAACTCAGGATCAACTCAGGGAAAAGATAATCAACCAGACGATGACACGATCTCTGCAGATGACAAATCTGAACAGGGAAAAAAGAACAATAGAACTCTCGGTATCATCCGAACAACCGGTTGAAGAATTCTTTGACACATTTTTTATTCTCGATCATAATTTTCAATCGATACGGCTTAATCGGTTCAAAGACGGCGCATCCGTAAGAGATGAACACTATGGTAAACAGGTTGGTGTAATATTAAAACCAGTGCTAGACCAAGAAGAAAAAAAATTAAGATGCGAAATTAAATTCTCTCGTAATGCACGTGCAGAAGAAATTATGACGGACGTTGAAGATGGAATTGTGCGGAATGTATCTCTAAGATATGTGCCTCATAAAATAGTTATGGAAAGAGAAGAAGAGGGAACCACCTATTACCGCGTAACAGATTGGGAGCCAATACATGTTGCATTTGTTCCGGACCCGGCAGATCCAACGGTTGGAGTAAATAGAAATGAGAATTATAAATCAGAGCCAATAATAATTAATGTAAATAACAAACAGGAGAAACAAATGGATCCAGTAGTAAACACACCCGGAGAGAGAACTTTGAGCGATACCGAGCTTGAAGCTCTAACAAACAAAATCAAATCCGATCTTAAAGAAGATCAGCAAGCCGCTGTAGATAGAGCTAAAACTCAGGGCGGCGAAAAAGCAATTCAAAATATTGCAGCTATTATGAGAATGGCAAAAGCTTTTAAGGAAGACTTAAAAGATATTGTTGATCTGGACAAAGAAGCTGCCAAATTTGCTTTTGAATTGGGCGCGACCGAAAGACAATTTTCTGATTTCATTATCAGCCAAAAATCAATGCAAAAAAATGCCGGCACTTTTGATGTGCCCAAAAAGGACCGCGATAAATTTAATGTAAGTAAACTTATTTTAAGTATCGCAGATCCAAGAGTAAATGCAGACCACGAAAGAGAAATTTGCCGCGCTTACGAAAAAGAAAAAGGTATAACTCCGCACGGTGTTGTTATTCCGCGTGAACTTTTAGACAGAACCCATACCGTTGCATCTTCAACTGGTGGCGGTAATTTAGTTGGTACCAATTTAATTGCAAGCGAATTTATTCCGCTTAATAGAAACATATCTCTTGCAGATAAATTGGGAGTTAGAACATTGCCAAACTTAACCGGCGATGTTGCAATACCAACACAAACCGGCGCAATAGTTGGTGGATGGATGACGGATGAATCTACCGGCGCAGCTGCAGCAGATGCTTCTTTTGGGCAAAAAACTTTGAGCCCTCAAACATTCCACGGTTTAACCGGATTTAGCAGAAAATTATTGCTCCAATCAACACCAGCAATTAATATGCTGGTAGAAGATGATTTGCAAAAAATTGCTAACCTTGCAAAAGACAGAGCAATATTCCATGGACGCGGACACGCTACTTATGGTGAACCTCAGGGTATTCATGGTACATCCGGCGTTGGATTAAATACAATTAAAACATCTTTTTCATTTGCAGATATGGTATTGATGGAAACAACAGTTGCGGCAGCTAATTTAGAAGTTGCAACCAGTGCATACGTAATTACTCCAACAATTAGAGGCGCATTAAAAACTACACTAAAAGATTCCGGAGTAGGCGGTTACATTTGGGAAAATAACGAAGTAAACGGATACCGTGCTTTTGCTTCTAACCAGATTACAGCCGGTTTTGTATTCTTTGGAGATTTTAGCCAGGTTGTAGTTGGTGAATGGGGCGGACTTGATATAGTTGTAGATGCGGTTTCTTCCGATGTAGGTATTATTAAAGTTAAATGCTTCTTGAGTATGGATGTTGCCTTAAGATATGCCGGCGCATTCGCTAATTACAGACCAATTTAATGTTAACTAAACTAAATAGCTCCGCCCTTATAAGCGGAGCTTCTTTATTAAATAATAATTATGAGGAAAACATGTCAGATAAAAAAGTAAAACTTATAAGTGTTTGCGAACATCCCTTTGGTGTAAAGTATGATTCCGTTAAGTATGGAGATGTATTCGAAGAGGAAGGAATTGCTGTACGCGAATTACTTGGATCTGGAAAAGCTTTAGAAGCAACCGAAGAGAATGTAAAAAAAATTAAAGCAGAACTTGCTCTTAAAACTAAGACTGTAAAAGAAAAATAATGGACGATATTCTGGACATATCGGACGTTCTTTTTGATAGTGGTTTAGAAAAAAAAGCGGATGCCGTTCTTAAAAACGGCTCCGCCAATTATTACGGGAAAGTAATATTCCGTAATAATTATCAGCGCGCATCTGTTATGGATATTAATTATCAGGGTTCCAATCCTATTGCAATTGTACCATATAATATGGTTAGTAATTGGGAGGAAATTATAACAAACAGTGCAACGATATTAATAGATGGCGAAAATAATGGATCGGCTTTTACAATACGCGAAGTAAAGCCGAATAAACCAAACTATTGTGTGTTAGAATTATCAATTGATTAAACATGACAAAACGAAAAAAAATAGCAACCACTTTTGCTTCAGAGTTAAGCACAATATCTGTTGCCGGAGGATACCGCGTAAATTTTCCGGTAGTAAAGCACTGGAGTACAGATATTGAGCCAAAGGTTAATCAAAAGACGGTGGTGGTAAGGGACCGAGTAATTAGCAATACGGAAGATGCTGAATCTGAAAAGGAAACATTAATGATAGAAATTATCCTTGCTTGTAGCATTCCGGAACAAAATTATGATACTATTAATGATATGATTGATGATATAAAAAAGTGGTTTAATGTAAAACGTAAAGACTTAGAAATTAGTTTGAACTGTCCGGAAATAAGATATGTAAACGATGAAATTATAGTTGAAAAGTTTGAACAAGATATGGGCGGTGGTAAAGTTACATTTTCTGTTGTAACGGGACAAAACAGTAATTGGATTTATGACAGCACGGAGTATTAAAAATGGAAAAAAAGAAAGCAAGCGAAAACGCACTAAAGATTATTAAAGAATTTGAAGGATTAAGATATAAAACCTATAAATGTCCGGCTGGTATTCTAACAATTGGATATGGTCATACCGGACCGGATGTAATACCCGGAATGCAAATTAACGAAACAATGGCAGATGCCTTATTAAAATTAGACATTCAAAAATTTGAAAACGCTGTTAATAGACTTGTAAAAGTTCCTATAACGCAAAATCAGTTTGACGCATTGGTGTCTTTTACATTTAATGTTGGCGAAGGTAAGTTAGAATCTTCCACGCTTTTAAAGAAAATTAATAATAATGATTTAACTGCAAGAGATGAATTTTTTAAATGGATTTACGGCGGTGGAAAAATACTGCCGGGGTTAGTTAAAAGAAGAACAGCCGAAAGAGCACTATTTATTAAACAGGAATGAAATGGAAAACGAATTTTATATAAAAGAAAAAAGTTTACAATCCTTGCCGGTAAAAGATTACAAAGAATTATTGCGAATAAAAGTATTAAATAAAAAAAATTTAATGAAGGAGATAGCCATGCCAGAACAAAATTTAAAAGGTGTTCAGGAAACTTTAGATGTTTTAGACTTTGCAGCATCTCTAATTAATATTGTTAGTGATGTAACAGCAGAAGATTCTGCCGGGGGTAAAAAAGTAGTTTTAACAGAGGCGCCGTCTTTCTTTCCTTTATTATTCAAAATTGCTCCTATGATTTCGGGAATAACCGAAGTGCCATCTGAACTAATTGATAAAATAACCCCGGAAGAAAAAAATCAAATTAAGGCAGTTATTAAAAAAGTAAAAGCGATTCAGGATAATGCAGATTTAGATCAGGCAGTAGAAGATTTTTTAGAATGGACATTAACTACAAAACATTTGATTACAAAGTACATTGTAAAGTAACGTGAATGAAATTTACGTTAAAAAATATTGCTTCTAAAATTGGTAATACTGCAAATAAAGCGTGGCGCTTTTTATCAGGTAAAAAAAGATTAATTGCTATTGGCTGTGGTTTAATATCTCAAATTATACCGGAACATACAGCTATTGGCGGCGGAGCAGATTGGATTAGAAACAATCTAGATTATATAAATATTGGTCTTGAAGTTACAGCCGGTCTATTTGGCACTACTGCAATTATTGAACATGGAATAAAAACTTACAAAGAAAAAAAACTTCCATCAGGATTAGCGGGAGGGGAGAGTAATGATTGATGAAAAGCAGCTTCAGAAATTATTAACCGATGTAGAGGTTATCCGCACTAAGCTTGAAGGATTTATGCAATATGTAAACGAGGATATGATTAGCCAAAGTGATGACCATGAAGAAAGGATTAGGAATCTTGAGCAGTTTAAAAGTAAAGCTATGGGTGCAATTGTTGCTTCTGGTATATTCGGCAGTGTACTTGCAACACTATTTCAAATGTTTTTTAACAGATGAAAATTCCAGAAGAAATAATAAAAAAGGCGGATAAATTAAAAGTATCTGATAAAATAAATTGGAACGCTGTATTTTATTCGAAGCGCGAACCATCTAGAGTTATCAGAAATATTACAGAAGAATACGATTTTGCAATTTTAGGAAAAGGAAGCGTTGATAATTTTTATGAACAACCGCTTGTGGTAATACCACTAAACGATTATCTGGCACAATTAAAAGGTGCTAAGTGAAAACAATACAAAATATTGTAGTTATGTCCGATACACACTTTGGGTGCAAACTTGGTTTGTGTCCGCCTAAAATACTACTGGACGAAGGCGGTTTATATGTTGCCAGTTTGCTTCAAAGAAAAATGTATAAAATGTGGGAATATTTTTTCAATACATTTGTTCCTGAAGTAACGAAAGGCGAAAAGTATATTTTAGTACATAATGGTGATATTATAGATGGAGTTCATCATAAATCTACATCGCAAATTACACACAATTTAAAGGATCAAAGGAAAATAGCAATGGCAGTAATGCTGCCAATTATTAAACGTAAAGAATGTGTTGCGTATTATCAGGTGCGCGGAACAGAGGCGCATGTTGGTAAATCTGCAGAGGATGAGGAAGAAGTTGCAAAAGATTTAGGAGCAGAGCCGGATGAGTTAGGAAATCATTCGAGGTGGGAGCTATGGCTAAGATTTGGCAAAAAAAAATTATTAGTTCATTTTACACATCATATAGGTTCAACAAATAGTGCAAGCTACGAAAGCACTGCGCCTCATAAAGAGTTAATAGAAGCTTATGTTGAAGCCGGTAAAATGCATAAACAGCCGCCTGATTGTATCGTTCGCAGCCATAGACATAGATTTTATCAAAATATTATTCCGAGCAAAAATGTAAATGCTATTTCCGTAATCACTCCATGCTGGCAGTTAAAGACGCCTTATACTTATAAGGGCGTTATGGGCAGATCTTCCACACCGCAAATAGGTGGAATTATAATACGGGAAGGCGAAGAAGTTCCAATTTATGTGCGTCAAAAAATATGGAATATAGAACGCAGTAAAGAGGTTGTAGTATGAAACCAATTACCTATTCTGAATTGATGAAGGAAATAGATAAATATGAAAGAAAAGCAAATAATAAAAGATTTATTACTAAACAGCAATATGTTTTTGCAATAAAAGCGCGTAAGAAAAAAATGACGTGGCCAGACATAATGCGATTGTGGAATAGAGCCGGATGGGAGAAGATTCATCCAATAACACTTTCTAAACTTATAAGTCAAAAATGTATTAAAGATTAATAAAAAAAAGAGGTAAATAAAATGGCTTTTGCAAGATATGGAATCGATCAAATAGCTCTTTGCACAAAGGGTACACTCGCAACCACACCAACAAAAATAATTCCTGGCGGGTTGCGCGGTAAAACCGGTTTACGTTTTAAGGATATAGGCGATGAGGATGAATCGAGAGGCAGATTTATGCAGCGCGGTGTTATGATAACCGTTGATGAATTTCCGCTCTATCAACCAAATTTATTACACCTGAAAAATATCCTTGAACAATTTCTGCCGGATGGCGGTTGCGATGTAGAACTAAAAGCGCGTCCACAAAGTAGCGGTGTAGATGGTGGTTGCTTCCAGTTCAAAGGTGCAAGTAACCAACACATGGGAATTGGTTTTAAGTATGAAATGAGCAAAAAGCGCAGAGCTTTATTAATCCGCAATATGCTTATGCTTAGTAAAACTGCTGCCAAAACATTAATTGATGCTGCCGATTCTAACACGCCGGCATCTCTCAATTTAACAGCCGGTGGAATAGATGAAAGCTTTAGACGAATCCCATGGCTTAATTTTACACATAATACATTCTCTTACGCTGATATTGAAGATTATTCTTTTACATTGGAAAGTATCAAAGATAAAGAGAATGATCTTGAAGAGAGAGAAATATCTCAAGCTCTTAAAGCTACTATTATGTACAAATTCCGCTCTGCTACAATAACAAATATGGTTTCGGAGATGGTAGAATCTCAGGGTGTTGCGTTAAGTTTTCAACAGGATACCGGTGCATCAACTTTCGAAAAATTTTCATTCGCTCAATATGTATTATCTAAACAAGGCGATCGGTTTGTGCATGATGATGAAAGAAATTTAACATTGATTTACAGCGGAATAATTCCAATAGGAAATATTTCATTCAGCTTTACTACTCAAAACGGAGGCGGCTCAACACAGGATGGAACTGAAGGTGGCACCGTTACTATTAGTAATTAATAATTCATAAAGGTGGATAATGAAAAATTTAGCATTAAGAATATTTGACAAAGACGTATTATATGAAGTTATTACAACAAGAT